GTTGGGATCCGACACGGGGATGATGTCCACGTGCGAAAAGTCAGACTTCTTGGATTTACGGCTACCTTTTTCGGGCTCAAATGGGTACTCGTCGGGTGTGTCATCCTTGATGATCTCAGCCAGCAACTGCAACTCTTGCTTGAATGCGTAGTGCACACGGGCTTGAACAGCCGTCATCACTTTGAGTTGGCGCTCTAAGAGCGCGAGCGTTGTACCCACTGGGGCTTGGCTCGACATGTCGCTGACCTGCATATCTGCAGTAGCCGCAAATCGACGACCTTCTTCAACGATGTTGTTGAGCAAGGTGTACAGAACTTGGCTAGGTTCCTTGTAGGGCAGCGGCATGATGTTGTCGCGCAGTGCGCCAGAGCCAATGTCTACGTCCCGGAACTCGCCCGGAGCAATCGGGGTATCGTCGCCCTTGATCCGGAGCCCCCGTGACTTGAGACCGCCGGGGAGGTTTGAGAGTGTACCGGCATCAACAAGCTGGCGCATGATCGAGGTTGCCGATTTAGCAAAACCCCCGATGAGGTGGAATAAACCGAATCCGTAAGCTCCGAAACCGGGTATGTACTGGTAGTGGACAAAGTGCTGACGTTTGAGCTTGAGTGGGTCATTTTCTTTCCAGTTACGACGAATTGACAGGACAGTGCCTGTACCTTTGATAACCGTAACGACGTAGGGCAGCGCAATGCCGGTCTCGTCGTTGTTCTCATCTACATCGTTGTAGCCGTCCAGATCCAAGTCCACGAGCGACTCATACAAGGTGTAGCGGTCGTCGTTGATGTCGTTGAACCCGGTCTCTTGGTCTTTGGCTTTTTGAATCTCATCCGTCTGTTTGCTTGGGTCGGGCAGGTCTACGTCGCGGTAAAACCCGTTGGCAATCAGTTTCAGAATGTCGTTTTTGTGCATGCGCATCTGGTGCGTCACACGGGGAGCAGTGCGCTGATCCGTCGTACCGTAAGGCAAAAGAACATCCTCGGCGGGAATGAACATCGACACCTGACGGCCAAGACTTGGATCTTTGTACACCTTCTTGAACGCCGAGCCTGCGGCGGGCAGACTCCACAACATGCGCTCTTGCTCGGGACGAAACTCTGGCATCTTCTCTACCAGCTCATAGTTCATGTCCTCTTCGACGTTGTTCGCCGCTTGTTTCTTCTCGGGCGTTTCTTTACCCCAGATGGTTGTGCGCACAGGCCCTTGGGGCGGGAACATCTCTGTAATTGTTTCTGACTGGAACCTGACAACAGCTTCCGTAATCATTGGATGGAACACGCCGGATGCGCCCATCCAAGGCTCAGTGCGTTCTTCGTACTGCAAGCCCATCAGTTTCAAACCCATGACGTAGGTCTTCTCCCACTCTTTGCGTGACTGACGATCGTTGTCAATGTCACTTGACAGCTCCATACCCAGTGACTGGAGCACCGCCTCATCTATCTCGTCGGCCAAGTTGGCCGCAAACTCCGCTGATTCTTCGGGTTCTTCGTTAAAGTCCTCGCCCTCTTCTTCGTCGCTTTCCAGCTGAACGTCGATGGGTTCTTCGCTTTCGGTCATATCCGCCGCCATTGTTGCCGGGGACTGATACAGCGCTTTGTCAAAATTAGTAGCCATGAGTGTCCTTAGTAGTATGCGTGTGTGCGACGGCGAAAGATAGCGGGCTCATCGCGCTCGTCGGAGTCTAACTGAATAAAGCCGCCTTGCCTAAAGCGCATGAGGGCCTGAGATGTCGTATCCACATAGTCATCATTTTCGCCGTTGGGGAACGATGCAACTTCTTCAATCACTTCTTTGGCCCAGCGTGTGTCTGGTGCCCATACCATTCCGGATGCAAATAGATCGGCAATGGCGTTAACCCGAGCGATCTTATCGTTTCCACGACTCGGGTTTGTCTCTTGCGCGGGGATGCCCATAGCACGAAGCTCCTGTAAGAGCGGAGCGCCCGCGGCTTTCTTTTCAATAATAAACGCATCTGGCTCCCACGCCTTGTAGTGTTTCAGCGCCATGCGCTTGAGTTCAGGAAACCCCATCCGGTCTTTGAACGCATCAAGCAAGATGATCTGCGCTACGTTCTTTTCTTCCTCGTTGTAGAAGACGCCCCAAGTTGTGCACGCCGAATAGTCGGAGTGCGTCTTAGTCTCAAACGCCGTATCCCAAGACTGGATGACGTAGTCACACACCGGCGGGTCATCTTCGGGCCAGATTCTCCACAGCTTACGGCTAATGATCGCCGCCGCGTTGGATATGGGGTTCTGCATGTACTGGGCGTTCCAGTACTGCGGCTCCATGTTGGCCTTCTTGGCTTTGAGCTGCTCCAGCGGCCACTGCTCGGGCCAGAGCGACTTCTCATTGTCCGTGTCTTCGTTCAGGATCGCGGGTAACTCCACGATCTCCCACTGGTCAGCCTCGGGGTTCTTGGTCTGGTAGTCGATCAGCCGACCTGTTAGGTCGAGCTTACTCCAGCGCGTCATGATGACAATGATCGCACCGCCCGGCATCAAGCGCTGTTGTGGGCCGGTCTGGAACCAAGACCACGCCGTATCGAACGCCAAGTGACTGTTTATTTTGACGTCTTGTTCTGAATGCGGATCATCAATGACGAAAAGATCGGCACCCCGGCCTGCCAAAGCGCCGCCAACGCCAGCGGCGTAGTACTGTCCACCCGCGGCGGTGGACCACTTCCCAGCAGCCTTCTGGTCGTCAGCAACAAGTGTGTTAGGGAATATTTCACGGTACTCCTCCGAGTCGATCAAGTTACGAATGCGACGACCAAAGTCTTCCGACAAGCTGGCCGTGTGCGTACCCATGATGATCTTCTTCTCAGGATACTTACCCAAGAAGTAGGCCGGGAATAAATAAGAGCTGAACTCAGACTTACCCATCCGAGGCGCGATGTTGATGATGACGCGCTTCTTTTTGCCCTCAATCACGTCGGTAAAGATTTTCGCAAGTTTTCTGTGGTGTGGCCCAATCTTAAACCCGGGGTATACCGCTTGGGCAAACCCAAGCATGTTTGTTTTAGCTGCAGCCAGTGTTGCGCGTTTCTCGCGCACGTCCAAATCTTCGAGCAGCTCAATCTTCTCTTTAGTCGTCAGCGTTGGGAGCGCCAGCTTAATGGCCTCGATTTCCCGCGCGCTTATAGAAGTAAACTTTTCAAGATCCATCGGATTCTTCTTTGGCTGAAACGTCAATAACGTCTACGACTTGCATGAACTTATTCAACTTGTCTTTGATGCGTTGCTCGATCTCAGCGTCGGACATTTCCGCTTGCTTGACCTCAATCTTGTCGGTGAACAGTGCCACCTCAGTTACTTTACCCAGTAGTCCCAAAGCTTTAAGCCGGACGTTGGCGCTGGGGTTCTTGGTTTCTTCTACCAGTTGGGCGACACAATAACCGCGAATCGCTTGCGCTTGATGCACAAACTCCCAGTCATATGCGGTCAGCATCCCAACTAAATGCTGAACTGCCTTGGGCGTTTTGATTTCAGCCAGTGCTGAACGGGATACTTCTTCTGGTTTAGCGCCAACGATACTGCCAAAAGATTTCCGCGCAGCTTCTGTTTGGGCGCGGGAGATTACTTCTTCTTGATCTACAGCCCCAATGCTTTTCAACCATTCTGTTGTGCTAACTTTAGCGTCAACAGTTTCAGCCACGCCAGCTTTGTCAAGCGGCGTGAACGATGTGGGCATCCCCACTTCGGGTTCAAAATCAATTAAGTGCTCTAACATATGCGTAGACCATTGCAGCCTCGTTGCGCGTAATGTACACTATGTTTGAGCTGGTGCGCAAGCAGTTGAGATTTTGGCCGTCGGCCAAAAGCCGTTGCAAACGCATTTGCTTCTCCTTGAGAGGTTGGACTCTCCTTGACCCCCGGCTAACCCCGGGGGTTTTTTTATGCCCGTGATTTTCTAAATTTTTATAAAAAATTTTGGATGGGCCTATTTATTTAATATGGGGGTGGGTATTTGTGGGGAGTTTGTAAAGTGATTTACAAATATGGTGAGTGCGGGAGTGAAACAGTGTTCATGGTCGCGACGACGATTAGCCCCAAAAGAGGGGGATGGGGGGATAGTGGGGTTCGAATATCTCGGTTATTTGATGTGCCAAAAACCCCCCATAAGTAATATAGAGGTATCGGTTAGGCAGTAAGGCTTGCCGATTGGGGGTCGCTTGACCCCTATTTACTTTGTTACTTAATCTTTTAGGAGAATCAAATGGCTCAATCATTCAAAGCCCTCGTGCAACTCACCTGCGCCAATGCTGACGCATTGCAGGCCAACGTAGACGCACTCATCGTTCATGCGAAGAAGACGTCTTACGTTGACTATCGCAATCAAGCGGCCAAGGCCATTGGCGAGCACTACGGCGTGAAGCCACATGAGTCGCAAATCCACAAAGGCCAACTCACGTTTGCCAAGGACACAGCGGCTGAACAGAAGCTCTCACGCATCTGCGCATTGCACCCCAAGCGGCCCATGAAGAGCGGCAAGCGTGAAGCCGTGGCTGTTCCTGCCAAAGTCGTCAAGACTATTCGTGCGGAAATCATTGCGGCTGGCTTGACCAAGAAGCAACTCGACCAACTCATCAAGGAGATTCGCGACAGCATTTCATTCGCTTAATTGGGGTCATCTGACCCCCATTTCTGTTCAGCGGCGTGGATGCAGAGTCACGCCGCTGTTCCATTCTTTGTCAATCCAAACCTTTTAGGAGAATCAAGTGCCTACCTACACCCAATACCTTACCTACGCAAAGCGCAAGGGCTTCCAACCAGTCAGCTAGACTACGTTCTACGCACTAATCAAAGC